CCGTTCCTCTGTTCAAAGAATCGCGGCCATTTCCAGCACAAGGGCAAGCCCTTATATGGTTTATTATATCATATGGGGCTGCCCTCTACAATACCAATTTTAGGGGGTTATTTTTTGGACGCTGCGGAATTTCAAAAAAACTATGATTTGCTCAATCCCGAAAATCAAGCAAGAATACGCCGTAAGATTGACGCGCTTCACCGTAACAACGAGGAAGTAATATACGGCGTTTGGCGGGAAACGCTCGACGAATGCGGGACGGACGATATGCCGGACAAGTTCTTAGAAAACAAGTATATAAGGCGATACTTAGCAGAAAAAGAGAGTTAAAGCAGCATAAGGACACCGATTACCGCCGCTTGGTAATCGGTGTCCTTTTTTCTTTGCTCTACCCACGGCGACACCTTTACCGGCTTGCCGGAAAGTGTCAGAGTGGGTCATATACTTTACAAAGTACGCAGACGCTTGTACGGCGATAGCAGCCCGGCGAAAGTCTGGAAAAGCTCTTTTTCGTCAACCGTATAGCTGTAGGTGGCTATGGTTTCGCTTTTCTTGTTGCTGTTCATGCTGTTTTCTACGTACTCGCACATTTTATTGATAATGGCGTTCAAGCCTAAAGGCTCGCCGAAAATCGGGTAATCCTGATTGCAGTACCGCATAACAATTTCGTGCATAATAGCGTATTCCATGCCTTACACCGCCTTTAGGCTACGGTATATTTGAGCCTTACTATTTTAGCCTCGTCCTCGATAGCTACAAGGAAATGCTGGTCTACGCTGAACGTGGTAGTCTTACTCAAAATATCCCTGCCGGTTTCAATCGCGGCGTTGCGCTTAATAAAAATCGTGAGCGCGTCGCTTTTGAGGATATAGGCTACACCGTCCGGGATTTTCTTCCACTTCACGACGCGGCAACCGCCGATAGCGCCCACAGCGCCCGTTACTGTGAGATTGTCCGCAAGTGCGCCGCCGTCATTGAAACGCTCGTCTTTTCTAAGCTGTGTCAATCCCACAGACGGGACAAGCAGCGTCAAATTTGCGCCGGGTTCGTCGAGGTCGAGCAAGTCAACGCCTTTGCAAACGAGGTCAAAATCAAGCGCGCCCGTGCCTACTACCTCGCGTGTCGCGGGTAAGGCGGTTAATACCGTCATGCTGTCGCTGTCTATTTTGTCCTCAACGCTCATGCGTAGCTGGCGCGTGACTTCGCCTACAGGGTCGCCGTAGCCGGAAAGAACGGATTCGTCCGTCAAGGTGACGAATTGCGCGGCCTTTTTTACGGTGTAGGAAACGTCCTCGGTTTCCATTTTAACGGGAACGCCCGCCACGCCTTCCGCAAGGTCTAAGGCTTCGCCTATGTACTTATACATAGGAATCGTGATAGTGTCACCGGCGCGGCCTGAAAGCGTCGTATTGACTTTCATGTAGCCTCTTGCCCTCAATTTCTTGGGAAGTTCCGCGCTAATCATTGTAGACATGACTTCCGGGTTTATCATGTCTATTAAAAAGGTTCTCAATTCTGCCATTGTAAATTCTCCTTTAATCGTTTAATGTTCTTGCCGCTAATTCGCGGTAAAGTCTTGGGTTTTTCCGGGATAGTTCCAGTCTGTCCTTATACCCCATGCTTTCAAAGGCTTTAAGCTGGCTGGAAAAATCCTCTGTTTGTTTTGCCTTTGGAATGTTCGCCGTGATTCTCTTGTCGATTTCCTCGGCTACTACGTCGTCGATTGCCTTTTTCAGCGCGTCATAGTCCCTACTGACAAATGCCGTCGCCACGCCCTCATTTATGCCCTTTCCCGTCAATTCCTCTATGGTAGGTATTAAATGTTGGCTGCTGCTGTCCGTTGCCTCTGGCGGCGTTTCGTCGCCCATCGGCGGCGCGTTCGTTAAGTCTGCTACTGCTGCCTTGCTCATGGCTTCCTCCTATTCGCCCGTAATCGGTAACATATCAACCATAGCGGGCAGATTTTTTTCGGCTTCCTCTAACGATTCGTTAAAGAATCTCATGCGATATTCAACCGGCGATATGAGTCCGGACGCAAGCTCATTTATGGCCTGTAGCTTTTCTTCTTTGTTGTTCATAATGAAATTGCGCTCGAATACCGGGCGTATGTCCCTGTAGTCGCCTATGCCTGGCTGCTTTAGTCTTAGCACGTTTGTAATAAGCTCTATGCGCCGCTGCAAGCCCTTCTTGAAGTACCGCTCTTGCTTTGTGGCGGCTGTTTCTGTGGACAATAATTTATACTGAATGGCCACACCACTACCCAGCGTAGAAAATTCCTCTACTTTGGGCGTTTTCGATATGCCGTATATTCTATTGGTTAAATCCTCTTTCAACTCGCGGATATGCTCATTATTTACGTTTTTTATGAGCCATTCGGCCTTACTGTCGCCGTCAAGGATTATAGCCTTGTCTTGCCTCATTTTGGCTATATCGTCGCTTGTAGTGGCCTGTAGGCCGGTTAGGACGAGATAAGCATCTACGAATGATTCAAAGTCGTTTATCTCGTCTGAAAGTAGCTTGTTAAGCGCGTCCTGTAAGTCTAAAACGCCCTCGAAACTGCCCTGTAGTATCTGATTGTTGGCATATAGAACCAGCGGCGGCGATTGGAATACATGAGGCTCTTTTGATACCTGTACAAGCTCTGAAAAGCTCTTATTCATGGTGTAGGTTGTAACGTGGGTTGCGTCGTATACTTCTATCGTGTAGGTGTCCTCTGTTATCGGGAAGAACCGTATAGCCGTTTCTATCGCGCCCTCAATGTCTTTCGCGTATACAAATATTGTTTCGCGAGGGTCGAGGCTCTTAAACCTTATTTGTTTGTCCTCGTCTATGTAAAGGATTTCCGCGCCATAACCCGCGATATTCATATTCTCGCCTACGGTTACGTTGTGTTCCGATTCGTCGTTATAATTGAAAATATCCTGTAGGACGTTCAAAAACTCGCCGTTTTGAGAGATATACTTCACGGGAACGCCCAGCAAGTAGGAATTGAAAAAATCCGCTATTAAACCGCAATAATTTGCGATAATCTTATTGTTGGGCTTTGTCGGGTCTGAAAGCGTCCTGAATAAAATATCATGCTGCCCTTTGTAGTAGTCAAATAATTTGGCAAGCCGGATATTGTCCGTGTCTTTGGCTTCAATCATTTTCAAAAGCGTTTCTCTATCCATTTTTCACCGCCTATAGTCCTAACGCCCTTTTCTCAAAGACGATTAATTTTCTATTCCGCCTGTACGGTTCGATACTATACCGCAAGGCGGCTATGCAGTCGTCGTCAAGCTCTAAGGGTTCGTCTATACATTCGCCTGTAGTGTGGTCTTTCTTATACCTATAGGCTTGAATTTCCCTTATCGTATTCGAGCAACTGCCGTCTATGTAAATCTTGCGCTGCCGCAAGAATTCTATTTGCTGCCTTACGCTGTTCGGCTCTTTCTTCACCGGGTAAGCCCTGTAACCGACCTGTTTAAGCTCTTTTATCCTGTCCGGCTCTGCTGAATCGCAGTACATGAGCGTATTACGTGATATGTACCCTCTACCCAGCAACCCTATAAATTCGGCGTTCGTCTTTTCTTTGGCGTAAATTTCTTGAAGAATATAAACGTCCTCGTCCCGATGGGCGACGAGCAGACACACAGACGCATGATTAAACCCAAAATCAACGCCCAGCGTCATGTTATTAAAATCCATGTCGGCAAGGTCGCATACCTCGAAATTGGTAAGGATAACGCCGCCGGTTTCGCCCCATTCGCCCAGGCCGTAAACCTTGTAACCTTCCGGGTCTAAAACTTTCCGGCGTTCCATGCGTTCCCGGTATTCCTTGTCAATGAATCTGTTATCAAGGAACGTGCTTTTATGCCGGAACGTGTTTTTATCGTCATAATCCCACAGCCGCGCCTTTATCCAGTGAGCGGCGTTCACCGGGTTAAAGGTGCAGGTAATTTGATAGTAAAGCCCTTTGTCAAGCTGCCCGCGCAATCTGTCATTCAAAAGCTCGAAGTCCGTCGCCTTTAGCTCTGTGGCTTCCTCTACCCATATCCAGCACAATTTCCCATTCGGCACGGTAACGGATTTCAACCGCTCTAAGGCGCGTAAATCGTTGCAGCCTCGGAACAGGATATAGTTACCCGTGACGATATTTATCATTTGCATAGGGTTAGCGCGTACCGTCCATAGGCTTTCAAGCCCTAACCGCATAATTGCGCCGTAAAGCTCTGCGAAAGTGCTGTTTAGGTGGCTGGCCTCGGACGCACGGACAACAAGCAGCGAGCAGCCTTTATTTTGAGGGTTCGAGAGCTTTACAATATAGTCTTGTGCCACATTGACGCTTTTTCCGCTGCCCGCGCTTCCCATAAGGACACGATAACGCTTTTTTGTCTCGTTTGCCTCTTTGAAAACCTTGTTAAATTGAGCGTTTGCCACGTTATACGCCCCCTATTGCAGCGTGCCATATTTCCGGGCTGCCCTCTACGTAATCGTCAAAATTGGCGAGGTTGAAGCTATTCCCGGAATATTTCGTCTGTAACTGCGTGATACTGGTGTATTGGGCGTTCGGGATTATTTCTGGCTCGTCAATCAGCCCTATAAATACCTTTGCGCTGGTTTTAAGTGTCCAATACTTTTCCCGCCTGTCCTCGATTGTTTGTAGTTCCCAGTCGTAAAATGGCATATATATTTTGCCGTGAGCGTCAACAAATTTGTACGGAATCAGGCAAACATAGTTATTATTCGTCACAGAGCCGAAATTGACGTTTTTAACGCCTCTTGTGGACTGGAAATAAACGCCGGACAAGTACATTCTGATATGCTCGTCTTTGGCGGTGGCCGCGTTCCTCGTCGAGGTGTATATAGTTATTTCGTCTCTCATTTTCGAGAATAACAAACTATTCACTATCCTTTTTTTGCCGTCGCTTCCCTTTTGGCTCTTTGAAGCGTAGACTTACTAATCTTCGTCATGTCAGATACCAGCTTGTAAGAGTGCGTTTCCAGTAGCTCTACGGCGTGTCTTAGCTGCTCTTTGGTGTATTCCTTCGGCCTGCCCTCTTTGAAGGTGTCCCGCGTTTTGGCTATGGCCTTTCCCTCTTGGCAACGTTCTACAATCATGTCGCGCTCAAATTCCGCAAAGCTGAAAAAGATATTGCGTATCAGCTTAGACGAGGGCGTATTGTCCATAACGCCGATATTAAGGATATTTACCCGGACTTTCCGCTTTATCAGTTCATTTACAAGGTTGCTGCCCTCTGTCAGGCTACGGGCTATCCTGTCCAGCTTCGTTACTATGAGCGTGTCGCCCTCTTGCAGTAACGGCAATAGCTTGTTTAGTTCCGGCCTGTCGAGCTTCGTACCCGTGAAGCTGTCCGCATAGATAACCGTTGCGCCGTTCTCTCTTAGGTTCTTGTCCTGTGCCTCTAAGCTGTTGCCGTCCTTTGCTTGCCCTGCTGTGCTTACCCTCGCATACCCGTAAATCATTGCTAACCAACCCTTCCTTTTTGGGTATATGTTTTGAATACCCTTTAAGGTTGATTATACATTATGATTTTTAAGTAGTCAATACTTTTAAGTTATGAATACGCAAATATTTATTCATACGAAACGGTTATGTTTATGTCTTGCTGTACTGCCCCGGCTATGTCGCTAATCCGGCTTACTTCAAGTATCTGCTTGACTGCTGATACCTTTACGCTGTCTTGGACGCTGGAGTCAGATATAAGCCGTTCCAGTTCCTTTATAGCCTTTGGGACAAGGCCACGTATAGCATTATGGCAAGCCTCGGAATAATACGCCCTTAATTCCTTATTACAGCGTGTCTGCTTTACGCTGCTGATTGAACAATTACAGGCCGTCATTACTTCCTCTGTACTCATGCCCTTTGCAAGGCAATCCAATATATCCCGCTGTAGGTTCGTCAAACCCAATTTCGCCATAATTTATCCCTCATAATTACGTGTACTTTTTAGAGCGTCGGCGTTACTTTTTACCCTATGTTCTAAACTTATATTCATAAGCCATTATAGCACACTTAGCAAATACTTGTCAAATATTTTTTATCCTATGTTTTGAATACTTGGGACAACCCTAACCCCTCGCATATTAAATAATAATTAATTCTGCCGTGCCTTGTCTCGTGGCCTCGTCCTATAACCCACACAAACGCACATAATACGGGATTTTCTTGTTTTAGCTATAAGACAAGAGTACGACAAGACAAGACTTTTACTATGAGTGCTTTAATTAATAAAATAATAGTAATATATATTTATTATAAAAAGATTTATAGAAATAGCTTGTCTTGTTGTCTTGTAAACCTTGTAACCCTCATTGTATGCGGATTTGCGGCGTGACGAGATAAAAATATTGCCTTGTCTTGCTTTGTCTTGTTGTCTTGTACTGAATAAAAAAAAGAACGGTATTTCTACCGTCCTACTGCTGGTTGTAAAAATGGGTTTTCGCTGTCCGGTATGTTCACCGGCTCTAAAAATGCGCCCGTGCCGCTGCCTTTCCATACTGGCAATGTGCGAACACGCTGTTGTCTGCCGTCTATGTATTCGCGCCCTAAACTTTCAATCCCTATCTTGTCGAGGGCGGCGGCGAGCTGCTGGACGCTGTAGTTCTTCAAAACGTCGTGCGCCTGCTTAAATTCGCTGATAGTAACATTTTTGAAAACAAGGTCTTTGCTCTTGCTTTCTGTCATGGCGATAAGGTCGCGTATTTCCATTTCGCCCTTTAGCGGCTTTTCATGCCCGGAATTTCTCAAATTAAGCTCAGCCTGTTCCTCTTTGGTAAGCCGGAACCCTTGCGGCCGCGTGTGGGTTTTTTCGTCCACTTGCGCCCATAGCTGCACAATATCTATTTTTGAAAGTGCGTCAAGGTCGATATGCTCAACCGGGACGCTCCAGAAACGCCGGTTTCCTTCTGGGTCAATCAAGTATTTCGTGCTGTTGCAGGTCGCGCAAAAACTGGTATGCCGGGCAAGGTGTAAATCACCGTGGCCGTATGGCCGCCTGTACATGTCCGTTTTATTGGTTATGTAGGCTTTCAGCTTCTCTACGTCGCTTCGCAGGGTGCTTTCAACTTCGCCTAACTCTGTTATCCATGCGCTGGACGCTCGTATGAGGGTATCTTTATCCCTAAAATCAAGGTGGTTTCCCTCGTAAAAAAAATCCTGCATGATAGCGAGCTTTCGGAAAAATGAAGTCTTTCCTATTCCCTGCTTACCGACGAGGACGAGCAGCCCATCCGCGCCGTATGCGCTTTGGTTATCACCTAAAACATTCCGAGCCATACTCAAACATTGCCACAGCCATTTATAAATGAGCGTTTTACTTAGCCGGTCGCTCTCGTACAAGCCTAATATGGCGAACAGTTCCGGCAAACGGTCTGTTTTATCCCATTTGAGCGTTTTTAGCATATCCAAAACGGGATTATACTTGTTTTCTATGGCTATGACGTTCAGAAAGTCCCGTATGTCGCCCTTTGTAACCTTCTCATAGAAAAACCTTAGCTTGTCGTAGACAATCACGGGCAAAATATCCTGAGAATGTTCATTGCCATAAATAGGGCTGAGGCCGGTTATATTTTGAATATGGTTTATTTCATTATACCGGGTGCTTATGCCGTTTTCGTTCAAGTATGCGCTTAAATTCGAGACGGTTACAAATTCGCTCTGTCCATCGTCGCCGAATTGCGGCCTTTCCTTTTTAGGTCTGCCAGGTGGCCGGTAAAACTGTCCGTTGCATATCTCGATACCCTTGTTAATGGTTTTTGTCCTATAGTCCTCGCGCTCCCATTTTTCCCGGTATAATTTGCTGTCCCGGAAAAGCCTGTCTATCTCGTCGAAGTCGCCGCGGCAATAGAACGCCAGCATATTACAAAGGGCAATATCCGCGCTTGAATCGTCGCCGTTGTACGGGGAAATGTCTCCAGCGTCGTAAAGGCTCATAAACTTCTTGCCGTTTTTGGCCTTTCGTGCTATGCTTAGTACATCAATGCGGTTGATAGGGGCGTTCATAATGCCCGAATCCTCTGTAGCGGTCGGACGCTGCGGGGGATTTTTCTTTTGCTTCATATACTTATCGAGGAAAGCTAAAACTTGCTCTGTCCTGTCCTCTATGCCGTTGTTGCTTATGGCCTCGCCGGTGTAGGTGAAAAACCTGTTTGTCAGGCCGGAAAAGTAGCACTCTAAGCCGTTGTTAGGGTTTTTTTGATAATACGCCGGGTCGAGCTTGCCATCTTTTTGCGGAATCCTCGAAAGGTCGCATTTGAAAATAAGGTGGTAGCCATTCCCGCTGGGGCTGTACTCGGTGTATGTGTTCATGTGGGCTATAATTTCTTTTGCCGTTTCTGCCCGCGCTGGGTCGTTTGCGCCGTCAATGTCAATGCCGCATATTCCATTCGAGAACATGAAGCCCACGCCGTCATACTTGCCTCGTACCTTTTCGGCCAGCTCGTAGCTTGCCCATGTCGCCGGGTTATTGCTTTGGGCGTTCCCGCCTGTTTTCGGGTTTTTGGGTATCTTCCCTCTGGCCGGGTCGAGCTTCCAATTTACCCATTGATTTGTTTTCTTTAGCTCATTCATTAGCATCCGCCTTTAAAGTTTCCCTGACAAGAATACTTGATAGGGCTTCTTCAACAAGTTTTTTGCGTTCCGTTTCGCTTATCATTCCGTTGTCTTTCAGCACTTCCATTGTAAGCATATCCATTTCAAGCTGACTGTACTTGCCAGCGTCCGGGTAGATTTTCCGGGCGTTTGTAAATTGGCGGAAACAGGCGGGTAAAATTTTTTCTATTCTTAATAATCCGTCCTCTAATCGAGGGCTAACCGTGTTCAAATACTTTGCCCGGTTGCGGGTCTGCTTTATGTCCAGCACTTCATTATTGAGCATACCTTCAATAAGGCTGCTCAAAGAAATGTTGTTTAACCGGGCTATCTCTTCGAGCTGCTCGGAAAGCTCTTCCGTAATCCTAAAAGTAATCCGTCGTTCTTTGTTTTTCTTCTTTGCAAATGGCAAATTTAACGTACTATCGCCCATGATTAAGCCTCCTTATGTTGGCGATATAGTCAGATATAATGTCCGACAAATTAATTATAGCATGTTTTTCCTGAAAGTCAAACATTATTTTTCAGAATTTTAAGGCTTGAAAGCACTTGAACAAGGCTTTATAATGGTGTCGGGTGATAGCATGGACGAGCATATTTCTATTAAAGAGTTTGCAAAGCGGGCGCAAGTAAGCCCACAGGCGATATACCAACGCCTTGATAAAGATTTAGTCAACTTCGTTAAAGTAGTTGACGGCAAAAAAAGCCTTGATACAAAGGCTTTAGAACTGTTCAGATTAAAGGAAAATGAAACAAGCGGCTTGTCTGTTATTCAAGAAACTTTAAAGATATTAAACAATCAATTACTTGAAAAGGACAAGCAAATAAGCGATTTGATTTCAGACAAGGAATTTTTGAAGCAACAATTAACCGCCGCGCAAGCCCTTCACGCCGGCACAATGCAAACAAAATTAATTGAGGCCGTCGAGCCGGACAAGCCTAAAAAAAGTTTTTGGAAAAATTTACTGAAAAGGGATTGACATAGTATGATATAATATGCTATGATATGGAATAGAAAGAGAGGTGATTATATGGGACTTGAAAATCTGCCGGACATTGTAACGCCGAAACAGTTAGCCGAATTTCTGCAAATAAGCGAAACGACGGTTAAACGGGCGTTAAAATCCGGCGAGCTTCAAGGGTTC